TCGTCCACTGATAGCACCTGCTCTCAGGTAGTCTTTGGTTCCTTGCTCACTCAGAAGAGACAGCCTGCCCCAGCCGACTGATAGGTCAGTGCAGCGCAGGACCTCCCTCGCCCATGTTCTGGTGACGATCAAGTCGCCATCCATCAAGATGAGCATGTCACCTGTGGCCATCATCCTTACACCTCTATTGATGGCCCAAGCTCTATGGAATACACCTGAGTACTCGGTAAATAGGTGCTTGTGGTTCCCTGATAGTCCACGGGTCTTGGATAATCCTGTTTCATGAACACAGACCTCGAGGTTAGATATCATAGAGAGGCTATCCAGGCAAGCTTGGAGAAGTGGCAGGCGTTCGCTTGAGTGTTGGTAGGGGATTACTACGGAGTATTTCTTGGTGGTGGCCTCAGATGGTGCGAATGGCACTACACGGAGTTTGTTTGGTTTTCGAACGATCTCATTGCCATCCCAAGGTTTTACTTTGAGTAGGTCTTCGAAGGATATAATCCTGCGCTCGTCAAGCCAACGGCGCTCATTCTGTCCAAAAGCGATAGCTTTGTCCCACCACTTGTCTAGGTCAATGTAGCGTCCGAAGCGTTCGATTATGGTGTCCTTGTTACGCTTCATCATGAACTCGCCACCGAGTATGTAGCATGAGACTAGGAAGCCAATAGCGTGGGGACCTACGCCAGACTGCGCCCATAGACGGTACTTGTGATCGCTGGCATTTCCAACCTTGGTAATGTTAGGATTGTCGCCTATGTCCACCTTCGGAAATGGGCCTATGTGAATGGCAGGAGAGCAGGGTACTGCCCAGTTCTTGAACCCAAGAAGCCAGGGCTTAATCCCTATGTGCATGTCACCTCCGCCCCAGCTTAACTTGTGCTCAGCTAAGGCGCCATAGGCATTAAGTCCTTTGTCACGATCAAGGAACCACTCACGACGACAAATCCAGGGCATGCCCTTCCAAGTTATCAACCGTTCCTTGTCATAGACCTTGTTCCAGTTGCCAAGTTCACACTCGCTCATATCTCGGTCGTGGCGAGAAGAACGCTCATGTTGGTGAGCCCAGCTGATAGGTGCGTGGGCGAAGCCTACTGTCTTATCCTTTGACTTGGAATCCATGAACTTGACGAGGTCATAGATCATGTTGTGACCTACGATCATGTGAGAGTCGAGGCAGATGATGTACTCGCCCTTAGCTTTCTCAGCGGCAGTTTCACGTGCGGTGTAGAGGCATGGGAAGTCTTGGCGGTGGACTTTTAGCAACTTCTCTCTACAGTATTGCTTAGGAAGTGCGCCCGCTAGGAGCTCGTAAATGGCCTCGTCGGAGTTGTCGACTACGACCACCTCACCAGCGCCTTCACCGAGGGGTTTTAGCTCCTCGATGCAGGACCGGACAGTCACTGCAAGCATAGCGACGTCGTTGCGGTTGCTGATTATGATAGATACTTTTGGATTCACTATTTCGCCAGACCTCGAGCCTTCTCCCATGCTCTTATCCCACCCAAGCCGAGCATGGCGAAGACAAGACTCATCAGTTCGCCAGTTTCAATGGCTGGCAGGGTGCGAAGCGCAGGGTCCATTTCGGTGTAGAATATTGCCAGTACCTGCATTATCCACTCTGCAATAGGCTTTCCGACAAAAGCCCAGCCTAAACCAAAGCCGCATATCCAGCCGAGGAAAGGTCTCCAACCAGCTACGAAGAGAGTTCTGTGGCCAGCTTCAATCTTGTTAATTTCAGTCTGCCACTTATCTGGCTGCTGTTGGGCCTTGAGTAGCAGGAGTTCCGCAGCCTTCTTTTCCTCACCAGTTTCCACAAACTGGTTGATTGCGGAGGCTACACCAGTGGCCAGATCGCCTGCACCGGAGCCTACCATGTTTGATAGCCAACTCATTAGCTCTCACCCCATGAATAGTGGTTGCCGTCTTTGAAACGCCCTCCCCAGGTGCCTCCTAGGGATTCCCAGAATAGGCCAAGTTGCTCATGATCTGATGTTTCAGTTAGGTATTTGCCGTCCTTGAACAGATTAAGGTCTATGGCGAGTCGTTTGTAGTGGAAACTATTCAACTTATGACCGGAAGATGCATGAGCATCTCCAAAGGTCAACTCATAACCTTGCTCATATGCGAACAGGATGAGCAGCGCAACCTTACGGCAGAATTCGCTTTGCAGATTTCTCAGTGACAATTTCACCCTCCTTGATCTCCTCGACATCCACTATGAGTCCACCCTCACGGGCTGCCTTAATTCCACGCTCCTTGAATTCCTCCAGTTCGCCCTTCGACAGCACAGTGGAGATGTGATGGGCTTGTACACGAGTCGGCACACGCAGACCGCTGAGTTCAAGTACCACAGTGTCTGCGGTATCCTTCTTCAATTTAGGATCTGTCTTGTCTTCATCAAACAGTTTGTTGTAAGTGGTCAGGGCCTTATCAGTCAGAATCCTAATCTTCTCAGTAACCTTCTTAGTATCCTCATCCCTTCCCTCACGTACCTCCGCTATCTTCTGCATCCCAAGCTCACTATTCGCCGTATTGGATACAGTCTGAGGATGAATGTCTAGAATCTCAGCAACCTGCACGTAATTGAATCCTCTAGCAACCAGATTACAAATCTCATGCGTCCGCTGCCACATCTGCTTAATCTCATAAGTCTTCCTCTCCCCAGGTTCAGCTCTCCTTCTATCTACCTCTCTGAACTTGAAGCCATAGAGACTATCTCTTTGTGCTACACCTGTCATGATACCATAATACACATTCTATGTACATTTGTCAACGTAATTTTCAGTACATTCTTCTCTCTACCAACCAACCACGCCATCAACTGGCCAGCGCCCAGATTGTTCAAAATTCAAACGATCATCACGCTCCCTACCATCGCAGACCATAGGAGTGCGATGAAATGTACAATTTGGTACGTTGTTTTGAAAATCCAGACAAAATGTGAGTTGGCTAACCCACCGCCTATCTAGTGGATGTTCCCCCATCGGGACTCAAATGAATACCTAGTGATATCAATGGGTTACGTGCCTAGTACAAATAATGGTTGACATCTAGGTTCAATGTGATATGATGATGCCATGAACTAGATAACGTAATGTCATCTAGTCATCTAGTATGTTCTTTGAGATCATTGGGTATGACTAGAACCGTTTAGGACTAGTCATCACATCATCATTCCTAGTGCCGATACAAACGTATGACTAGGAGAATATGACTATGCAAACCATAGACATCCGTAATATCGGCGACTATGCCGTCAATGGGGAATTTGACGTAGCGTGTTCATTTAGGGCGGACAAGGATAGTACTGAGGTCAAGAACGTGACCCTACGTATTCATTACAGATCCGTCAACCTACGGGACATCATCCAAAAGTCCACGGCACCTGTCCGCATATCCTGGCAAAATGGACCTGGACGGTCTAGGTTCAATGCATGGGAAGACCGTTCAATCATAGATGTCAATTTCACTAGTCCGGCGGTCAGGATCAAAACTAGAGTGGAGCAAATAGCGGAATACGTGGCTGTGTTCATGCAAGCCGGTTTGGAAAAGCCTGAGGCCACCAAACTAGCCACCAAGGCTGTTGACAACCCTGATTTGATAGCCTAACCACTCGGCACTAGGAATCAATCAACTAGGGCTAGGTCACCATTGACTAGCCCATTTCTATGCCCACCGTACTATCCTTTAACCTTGGGAAACGACGCAGTTGCCAGATCATTCAATTTTTGAACGTACTCACACTAAATGTACCAAATATTACCTTTACAATACCAGGTAGGTGTGTTATTGTTGTTATTGTCGTTCATGTTGTTAGTGTACTAGTGTCATTACACCCCACACCCATGGAATGTGGTAAGTGTCTAGTGTATAATGTAAGCAGTACATCTATAGTAGTAAAAAAAAATTTTAAAAGACCTAAGTGTACACTGTACACTACAGCATTATGGGGTGGGTGGGGTGTAATAGCACGAGGACAAGAACGACATGAACGACATTAACGACACTAATAGCATGATTGGGAAGTGCATTGAGGTGAGGTATAGGAAGGTGAGTGAGATAGTGCCGATGGCTGGCGTGACTAGATTGTATCATGTGGTTGAGGAGGCGTATTACAACTGGGACGGTAAGGTGTGGGTGAAGGAGGAGCGAGATGGACAACGAGACTAGGGGAAGGAGTGCCATAGATCCTATTGATT